AGATTTAAGTATTGTTAATTTAAGCACCTATACATCTCCTGTAGTTAAGGAAGTTAGAGGTAAAAACTTTATCGAGTATGGAGAAGATAACAATTACTTTCAATATCTAATAGACCGATACAACGGAAGTCCTACAAACAATGCTATTATAAATGGTGTTAGTGAGATGATTTACGGAAAAGGTTTAGATGCTACAGATTCAAACAGAAAGCCTAATGAGTATGCGCAAATGATGAGCTTATTTAACAAAGATTGTACTAGAAAACTATGTTACGATTTAAAGTTAATGGGACAATGTGCAATACAAGTTATATACTCAAAGGACAGAAGCAGAATTGTACAACTAGAACACATACCTATTGAAACATTACGAGCTGAAAAATGTAATGAAAAAGGAGAAATAGAAGCATATTTTTATTTTAGTGATTGGACAAAGTACAAGCGAGGAAACGAATTAAAAAGAATACCTGCATTCGGTACTTCTAAAGAGGGATTGGAAATACTTTATATAAAACCTTATAGAGCAGGTTTCAAGTATTACAGTCCTGTAGATTATCAAGGTGGTACACAATACGCAGAATTAGAGGAGGAGATTTCTAACTTCCATTTAAACAACATACTAAACGGACTAGCTCCAAGTATGTTAATTAACTTCAATAATGGAACTCCTGATCCAGAGCAAAGAGAAATGATAGAAAGACGTATCTATGATAAATTTTCAGGGAGTAGTAATGCAGGTAAATTTATTTTAGCATTTAATGATAATGCAGAAACTGCTGCAAGTATTGAGCCTGTACAATTAAGTGATGCACACCAACAATACGAATTTTTAAGCAACGAAAGTTCGAAAAAGATTATGGTAGCACACAGGGTTGTAAGTCCTATGTTATTCGGTATTAAAGATGACACAGGTTTAGGTAACAATGCAGACGAATTAAAAACAGCATCAATACTATTTGACAATCTTGTAATTAAAGGCTTTCAGAACCTTTTAATTGAGGGTTTTAATCAAATACTAGCTTATAATGATATATCGTTGCATTTATACTTTAAAACGCTTCAGCCACTAGAATTTACAGACCTAGAGAATGTTGTAGATTCAGAAACAAGAGAAGAAGAAACAGGAGTTAAGTTAAGTAAAGAAGATGATTTTAGAGATTCTATAGCGCAAGACCTTATAGATTTAGGACAAGATGAGGAAGAACTTTTAAAAGACTTTGATCTTGTAGATGAATCAGAAGTTGATTATGAGTTTGATGATGAAATGGATGAGCTTATAGAACAAACAAACAATGAAGTTAAATTAGCACGAGTAGGAAAGGCTACACCATATAGAGAAAGCGAACAAGATGGTAAAACACCTGCAAGTAAATTGTTAGGCTATACATTTTTAGTAAGATACTATTATAGTCCAAACAGAGTTAAAGATACCTCAAGAGAGTTCTGTAAAAAAATGGTAAGAGCTAAAAAGGTCTATCGTAAAGAAGATATAAAAGCTATGGATAGAATAGCAGTAAATGCAGGGTTTGGAAAAGGCGGCTCTGATACTTATTCTATATGGCTTTATAAAGGTGGAGCTAGATGCGAACACTATTGGAGCAGAAGAACATATTTAAGAAAAGATGGCAATAAAAGTTTAGGTAAAAAGTTATATGATTCTGAAGCAAAAAGACGAGGTTTTATAGCACCTAAAAATGCACAAAAAGTAGCAATCAAGCCAAAGGATATGCCTTATAGTGGATATACAGCAGCATACGCAAAGAAAATAGGAATAAGTAGATAATTATGGCAACAGTTTTATTTATATCGAGAACAGATTTAGTTAAGAATAGTATCATTGATGGTAATGTAGATACTGATAAGTTTATACAATTTATTAAGGTTGCACAAGAAATAGAAATACGAAATTATCTAGGAACGAAGTTATATGATAAGATAGGTGCTGATATTTCAGGAAGTGGTTTAAGTGGTAACTATGAAACATTAGTTCAAACATATATACAACCTATGTTGATTTGGTATGCACAGGCAGAGTATATTCCGTATGCTGCATATCAAATAAAAAACGGAGGAGTTATGAAGCACACTAGCGAAAATGCAGAGAGTGTTTCAAAGAGTGAAGTAGATTTTTTAGTAAATAAAGCGAGAAATACTGCTGAATATTATACACAAAGGTTTTTAGATTACATTGATAACAATAGTAATTTATTCCCAGAGTATAATCAAAACACAGGAGGGGATGTTTACCCAGATAGTGATGGTTTATTTAACGGATGGGTACTGTGATATACAAACCAAAAAATAAAAATATAGTAAAATTAAAGAAATATTTAAATATGAATTGGCAACAAAACAATACTTTAAATTTAGAAATAACATATAAAAAGAGATAGTTATGGCTTTCGGTAAAATTTATGATACTACTTATTGGGGTTCTCCTGTAGAGGGGGGTTGGGGTGGTATATACTTTGATTTAACAGAATTAGAAGTTTTATCAGAAGATGGACTATACTTAATAACAGAAAATAATAATAGAATAATTTTAGAATAAAATGGCAAACAAAAAGTTTTCAGAGTTTACGTTAAAAACCGATTCAGCTAATGTAGATTTCGTAGTAGGATATGATGGGTCGGACAACGTAAGGATAGCACCAAGTAATTTAAGTACAGGACTACCAACAACAGGAGGTACAATTACAGGAGATGTTAAATTTAATGACGGTGTTGTATTACAAATAGGTTCTAGTGCAGATTTACAATTATTCCACGAATCTAATAATTCTTATATATCTAATAATATAGGAGATTTATATATCAGAAACTTTTCTGATGATAAAGATATTATATTTCAAACTGATGATGGTTCAGGTGGAGTAAAAACATATTTCCATTTAGACGGAAGTCAAGCAACAGGTGCAGGAGTTACATTTACAAAATGGGATGATTCAGGTGTAATCAGTTTAGGAACAAGCTCGGATTGTTATATTAGACACAATGGAACTGAAACAAGTATTAAAAATGGTACAGGAGATTTAGTTATTCAAAACGAAGCTACTGATAAAGATATAATATTTAATTGTGAAGCAAGTGGTTCAACAGTTGAATATTTTAGAGTTGATGGTAGTGCTGAAAACATAAATATATCTAAAGATACAGTACGTGGAGATAACGTTAAGGCTAGTTGGGGGGATGCAAACGATTTTCAAATATATCACGATGGCTCTCACTCTTTTGTAAGTGAACAAGGTACAGGAAGTTTAATTACATTAGCAACAAACTATCAATTAAACAACTCTGCTAATTCACAAAATATGATAACTGCTACTGATGGTGGTGCAGTTACGCTTTTTACCGCAGGAGCCGCAAAGTTAGCCACTACAAGTACAGGAATAGATGTAACAGGAACAACAGATACAGACAATTTAACAATAGCAGGAGCGCAAGGATCAGACGGGCAAGTATTGACTTCTACAGGTAGTGGTGTAGCTTGGGAAGATGCAAGTGGTGGTGGTGCTACAAGTTTAAATGGTTTGACAGATGTATTAATAGACGGAACGTCAAGTTATTTAGTAAATATACCTGCTAGTTTAAGTGGGAATCCTGCTGATAATACTGTTTTTGGTAACGGTGCAGGAAACGCATTGACATCAGGTTCAAGTAATACATTTATAGGACACGATGCAGGAGCAGGGGTATCAGGAGATGAGGATAACGTAGCAATAGGAGAGGGTGCTTTTTCAGCATCTAATGTATTTAAAGGCGTAGCAGTAGGTTACCACGCAGGAAAAAATAACAACGGAAACTATAATGTATTTGTAGGAGAAAATGCAGGTTATAATACAAGTTCAAGTAACAATACTTCAGTAGGTAATAATGCAGGTAGAAGTTCATCAGCGTCTAATCATTCTGCTATAGGTTACCAAGCAGGTTATTCTCAAACGTCTGGTAGTGGTAACACAAATATAGGGCATAAAGCAGGTTATGCAAATACAACCCAAGCTGATAGAACTATGGTAGGTTACGAAGCAGGGGAACACAACACAGGAGCAGCTTGTACTTTTATAGGACTTGCAGCAGGAAAAGGAAGTTCAGGTAATAGTACAGGTGCATATAATACAGCCATTGGTAAAGAAGCAGGTTTAGCAATTACTTCAGGTACTCAAAATGTTTTAGTAGGTTCTTCAGCAGGGGATAGCATTACAACAGGTGATAATAATATTGTTATTGGCTATGAAGCTGATAGTAGTTCTGCAACTGTTGATAATGAAATTACTTTAGGTAACTCATCTATTGCAACTATAAGAGCGCAAGTTCAAACAATATCATCTTTATCAGATAAAAGAGATAAAACAAACATTAAAGATTCAGATTATGGGTTAGATTTAGTAAACTCTTTAAAGCCTGTTACGTTTGATTGGAATATGCGAGATGGTGCAAAAGTAGGGCAAAAAGATTTAGGTTTTATTGCACAAGATTTACAAGAGCTAGATGACGAAAACTTACAATTAGTTTATGAAAGCAATCCAGAAAAACTTGAAGCTAGTTACGGAAGATTAGTACCTGTGCTTGTTAAGGCGATACAAGATTTATCAGCAAAAGTAACAGCATTAGAAAACGCTTAATAATTAAAAATAACAAAAATGTATAGAAATTCAGTAACATCAGATAATACTCCTGATTCACACAAAGCAGTAATTGCAGGGCAGATTGATGGGCAGTTAGCACAGGCATCAGCAGATGAAAATTTAGATGCTATAAAAGAGCATTTTAAATGGGTTTTAGCTAATGACTTTTATAAGAATGAGTTAAGTTCAGAGCAAATTAGTTCTATGGAATCTTACTTGCCTGCAAATTATGCAGACGATTACGAAGATTTACCAAGTTAATTTAGTAACTTTATATAAATCAAAAAATATATAAAATGAAAATAACAAAAGAACAAATCAAAAGAGTAAACCAAGTAATTAATAATATGCCGATAGGTGTTTTACCACAAGCACAAGAGATTGTAAAAATCTTAAACGAAAGTGTAGAGGCAGAAAAAGAAGAACAAGAAGATGAAATATAAATTTAAAACAAGAGAGGATATGATTGCTATGTATAATAGTATACCAACTCCTCATTCTAACGGAATCGTAATAGACGGAAACTCTTTAATTATAGAGTGGGATGGTAATGAACCAGAGGGTTGGAGTAAGTACGAAGCTAAAGAAAAAAAATCAAAGAAAGATGGCTAAAATAGGAGAGGACACTAATGTAACTTTAGATTTAAAAACTATTGGTATTATAATTACAGGCGCAGTAGCTATTGCAGGAACGTATATTACTTTGTCTGCTAGTGTGTCAAGCAATACAGAGAGTATAGAATCTTTAGAAACTAATAGTGTTAATCCTATCGAGTTTGAGTATAAAGATACTTTGGTGCGAGAAACCATTAAACGTATTGAAGAAAAACAAGAAACAATGAATGAAGATGTAAGCGAAATAAAAAACCAATTAGATAAGATTGATGAGCGTTTATATCAAATCAGTAAAAACAGATAATGAGATGTGTAATAATCCTATGTGCATTTTTTGTAACGGCTGTTTGTAATTCGCAGAATAAAGATGATATTACTGTAATCAACTATACTGCAAAGTTTGTTGAGGAAATATCATTAAAACAATTCAAAGATTACAACCTACAAACCT